TGGCTCATTGGTCCTGCGGGGTGTTCGAAATCCTGGTTGTGTCAATCGGTGGTGGGGGAGTTCGGGGTTCAAGGGATACAGCTGGATCTGGGCGGTCTGAAGGGTTCGCTCGTCGGCGAATCTGAATCAAATATGAGGGCTGCTATTCGGACCATCGAGGCGTGCGGCGGGGAGCGGGTGATGTGGCTGGCCACATGCAATGATATTTCCAGCCTGAAGCCTGAGTTGCTGAGGCGGTTCTGTGCGGGTTCCTGGTTCGCTGATCTGCCGGACGAAGTGGAGCGGGGGGCGATCTGGGCGATCTCTCTTAAGCGGTATGGGCTCGCGTGTGATTCCTCTTCTGATGAATTGGTCAAGCGGTCGGAAGGGTGGAGCGGGGCGAATATCAAAGATGCGTGTTATCTCGCGTCTATCAAGGGCTGTTCGGTCGAGTCGAGTGCGCGTGGGGTTGTTCCTGCGGCGAAGCGCGAAGCGGAGCGGATAGAATCTCTTCGCAAGCTGTCTGCGGGTCGGTTTCGTTCCGTGTCCACGGGCGAGCTATACACTTACAATTTGGGCGGGTCTACGGGTGCGGTGTCTTTTGCTGCGGCGTCTCGGCGTGTAGTCGCGGGGGGTGAGTGATGCCTTGCAATAGTAGGATTTCGCAGTCAGTCAGTGAGGGCGCGTTAAATCTGGATGTGCTTGGCGCTGCCGGTAAAGCTCTCGGGTACACGGTGAGTATCGAGCGGGGCGTGATGGCAATTGAGCCCAAAGCCTATTCGGGCTGGAATGCCTCTTATCAGAATGGGCGGCTCACGGTGCAATCGTGGGGGGGCGTGAAGGCGGCCGACAAAGTAGCAGAGCTAAAGCGCGGGTATGCGGCTCAAGCTGTGCGCGTGGCGGCAAGGCGGTGCGGGTGGAATGTCTCGGGGAGCGTGGCTGCTCCGAATAAACTCAGAATGTCTCGGGGGTGAGTCGTGATTCGTCCTGTTGGGTTGTTGGTCGGCGTGTGTGGAATGTTTTTGATGGTGGGGTCGCTGTTGTGCGATCGGTATGGATATCTGATTTTCCTGTGCGGGGCAATCGGGTGGGTTGCGGGTTTCCTGATGATTGCAAGGGGGGATAGATTCGATGGGAGATAGGCTCGAAGTTACAATTACAGATACCGGGCTGATCCGCATAGATACGGGCGCGATCTCCGGTGTCAATCATGCGAGCGCTGACAAGTTTCTCGCATTGCTGGCGGAATTGTGCGGGGGGGAGCAAACCAGGGTGAGTCATGCTCATGTGCATCATGGGCAAGCGGCTCATGTTCATCAAGGGGGTGGGAATGAATAATACGCCGTTTCTGTTCGAGTCTGGGGCGCGGTATGTGGGCGATATTCCGGTCCCGTCGATGTCGATGTCTGCGGCTCCTTCTTCCGGGGCGATGCCGAACATAGAGCCGGCGCGGTCGTCACGGTGGCAGAATGCCGACATTAGTCAGAATGCCGTCATGTTGTCGATCGAGTTCAATAGCTTGGGTACGCGCCGCTGCCTGCCAGTAGATAAAGCAATGGCTGACAGTCAGGGCGCGGATCCCAGGATGCTGCGAGCAAGCAAGATCCTTTTGGAATCAAAGGCTTTTGATCGGCTAAAAAAATCTGATGGGAAAATGCGAGCGTGGATTAAGTCGCGGTCGCTGCCGTCCCAGTTCCGCGATGGGGTGTATCTGATTCCGGTGCCTCTGGTGTCTGAGGTGTTCGCGCGGTTGGAGGATTACCAGGGGGAGCGGGGCGAGTTGGTCAAAGATTTTGTATCGGAATACGCGCGGGTGATCGAGGATGCGCGTTACAGGCTCGGTCCCCAGCTATTCAAGGCGGCGGATTACCTGTCCGAGTCAAACGTGGGCGCGGTGTTTACGTTGTTCTATCAGTTCATTGAGATTTCGGCGCCTGGCAGTCTTGCTAATATTTCAATGAAGCTGTTTGAGAGCGAGCGTAACAAGGCGCGGGAGCTCTGGACAAGTGCGGCGGAGCAAGCTGTTGATCTGCTGCGGGGGGAGTTGGCTGGCCTGGTCAACCATTTGGTGGAGCGGCTCACTCCTGATTTGGAGGGGAAGCGCAAAGAGTTCAAGCGTGGCACGGTCGAGAACCTTAAGGGGTGGCTGGATCTCGTCGATGCCAGAAACATTACGGGCGATGAGGAGCTAACACGGCTGGCGGTCTCGGCTCGTGAGCTATTGAGCGGCCGCACCCCTGAGGATTTGCGGACAAACCTGCTTTCGCGTGAGCGTGTACGCGATGGTATGGGAGCGATCAAGGCAAAGCTGGATACTCTTCTAGTGGTGGCGCCTGGGCGGCGCGTGGTGGTGAGTGACGATCCGGAGGATGTCGAGCTATGAGCCGGAGCGATAATCGAATGGGCTGCTGTTCCGGCTGTCTGCTGATGGTGTTGTGGGTGACAGTCGGCTATTGGGTGCTTCGGTCGGTGATCGGGGCGTGCATCAATGCGGTATTTCCATGATGGGGGGATTGGAAAATGGGATACAGGAACATAGGGTTTGCGCCGATGGCAAAGCCGAAGGCGGATGAGAGAGCCGGGTTGCCGGAGGGGGCGCTGGTGGTGGGGGCGGTGCCGGTGTCATTGGACGAGAATACCATCACGGCGGAGCTACTGGTGAAAGTAGCAACCGATGTGAGAGAGAAGAGCAACACGGTTGGGGCGGTGGTGGGTCTGGGTGATGGGGCGGCGGTATTCGTGGCGCAAGTGTTTGCCGATATGAAGCTGCGCGTTCTGAGCCAGGGGGAGTTTGAAACATTGGTGCGGGTGTTTCGCGGGTTCGAGGTGGCGGTGAATCGGCTCGCGGTTCTGCGGAATAATCAAAACTGATGCGCCGGCAAGGGGGGAGGGATGATTAGCATTTGTCTGTTGGCAGTCGCGTTTTTTCTACTCGTGAGTGTCATGTCTGGTAGGGGATAGTCTTCCTGCAGGCGCCTGTATCAAGTCAAACCACGCCTGGGCGGGGGTGTACTCGCCTGGGCGTTTTCTTTTTATCCTTGGCGTTCTCATTGCCGGGGTGTATAGTTTCGTGCGTGTCTGAATCGGGGAGCCGGGATTGCCCATGCGTGACAAGGCAATCGTCTTGTCATTCATGCTCGGCTCCTTCCTTTCCCGGTGGCAATCCGGGAGTCAAACCTTGTGCGATGGTTCAAGCTTCTTTCTTCCTGGCATGCTGACGATTGGCTTCAATCTATCAAAGCTGATTTCGGCTCTGACGGATTGCTCTGGTATATCCTGTGCCTGTCAAAAGTCGCTGAGGTAATGGACGGATCTGACAAATGTACCAGGTCCATATCCTGGCAAGCGATCAAGGACCTTCTAGGTTTCTACCATGACAAGCGGTTTTTGAAGTTCTGCCTAGCCTGTCAAGGTCACATCGAGTTCTCTGTTAGACTCTCACGTACACGTGAGATTATGGCAATCTGCGATCAATCTGCTGATGATCTGCTGTCAATCTGTCATCGATCTGCATTCGATCTGCTGATAATCTGTTGCCCTAAGTTGTTGAAATATCGTGATGAGACAAGCAAAAAATCCGGAAGGTCTCAGGAACAAGATAGAGATAGAGATCTAGAGAGAGATCAAAAGCTTGTAAAGCCGTCTATTCAGTCTTGTCAAACCAAGCTTTTGAGTATGCCTGATCCTATCAAGGTTGTATTCGATTCTTGGCAAAGTCTGCCTGGCGTTACTCATTCGAGGCGCTTGTCAGGGCATGAAGGGCCCATAAGGGCGGCTATTGAGTACCTGGGCGATCCTGATAAGGTTGTGAGGGTGATCCAGAGATACTCGCATGTCATGGTAAACGCAGAGGGGAAATATCGCCCGGTCTATTCCTGGGGAATCAACGATTTCCTTTCAAGGCGTGGGCATTACAATCTTGACAGATTCTCTCGGGACAATTGGGAGGATGAGTTCCTGGCATGGCACATTGGTAGACAGTTCAAGACAGTGGAGCAATTAACCGAGGACTTATGAACACCAAGCAATTTATAGTCGAGCTGTTGTCTTCTTATCCTGAAGTAATGAGGCCGCAAGACAAAGCGTACCTGTGTACAGTCGAGCGGAATATGTCTGATCTTGCTCTCTCAGGGGAAGTAATGAGAGCTACGCTCAAGCGTATAGTGTCTAGTGAAGTTAGATTTCCTGCATGGGCTACAATTAAACAATGGGCCGATGTAGTGTGCAATGAACAAAGGTCTATGTCTTCTCACAAAGTGAGCCATGATGAATATGCTAGGTGGAAACTTGAATCGTGTTCTCTCGATGATGCTCTCCCGTACATGGTAGAACAACTAGTGGACAGTGGCGAGATGTCCCGTGAATCGCTCGCCAGTATCACGGGTAAGTGGGAGGCACTTGGGATCACCATGGTGCCAGAATCAACCTACCCTGGCATTCGCCTGGGCACTTGGGCTGCTGCCGGTGCATTGCTTGGGCATGTCCTACCAGTGGCGCATGGTCATGGCAGAGCGGCGGCGATCGCTGCGGCGGCGGCGGAAACCGACCCCGGCCACAGTTCCATCGCGGCCTTTGATATTTCTCGCTCCCCTACCCCCGCGAATATGGCATTTGCTCAAGCGGGTCCTGCCAAGCAATCTTTCGTGCGGCCCGATGGAAGACCTGACCTGGAGGAGTTTTCGGAGTATGCGGGACGGAAGGCGCTGGAGATGTGCATAGAGCAGACGATGGGTCCTACTGAGCAGAGCGTGGGACTCCTGGACGTATTATGCGAGGGTCCTGCCGATAATCTCTCACAGCCGCTTGAGCGGTGTGGGTCCTGCGGAAAATACTTCTTGCGTAGTTCGCATTGTTCCTGTATAGCAGATTACGATGATTCTGAAAGTTTGGAGGATTTGTGAGATTGGACAGGGAGGCGTATGAGGAGGGGCGGATGCTGGAGATAGCGCGGAAGGTAGAGGGGTTCATGCTGCCGGATGAATTGATCTGGCTATGTCAGACGGTGCGTGGGATGAAGCGGGTGGTGGAGATTGGGAGCTGGTGCGGGAGGAGCGCATGTGCGATTGCGGAAGGGTTGGGGGCAGGAGGGGAGGTGGTGTGCGTTGATCCGTGGGATGACGGGCTTGGGCATTTGAAGCAGTTTCGGATCAACACGGGGAATTTGCCGCGCAACTTCGCAAAAGTCACTGAGCTTGTGATGACATCGAAGAGGGCTCGGAAACTTATCACTACTGCGGACATGGTATTTATCGACGGGGGCCACGAGTACGAAAGCGTGAGAGAGGATTTGAACCTGTGGGACTCGGTGGGGACGAGGATCGTGGCGGGGCATGACTACGGCAAGCCTGACGGCGAGTGGGAGATGTTCCGGGAGTGGCCTGGAGTGAAGCAGGCGGTGGACGAGTTCTATCGCGGCGCGCAAGTGCATCACTGCCGGCTGATCTGGTGGGTGGAAAAGAAAGCTTGAGAAAACGCTTGACACCCGTTCCTGAAAGGTGATAGAGATATGCTATACACGGAGTTCCTGTAATGCAGATTGATCGCGTCTGTCTTTCCAACTTCCTGAAAACCTACTCCAAGAGCCAGCCGCTTTATTTCGATCTGGACAAAGATTCCGGGAAGCGGCAGATGTTGGCTGTTGCGATCTGCGACTATCTCGAAGACCTGTACGCGATCTCAGATCGTCCCAAACCGGATCCGCAGGAGGATTTGTGAACTTGCATCTCGGGCATGGATGGGCATGGGCGTTCTACCTGGCCGGCGCGGTCTTGACGCTTCTGTGGAAGCTGGTGCGATACATCCGGGCGGAAACGGCCAAGGGAGACTCGATTGGTACTGCCGTAACTGAATGGTTTTTCGAGGACTCTCTGGACAACACGATTTCGTGGACTACGACATTTGGCGCGGTGTGGCTTTTCGGAAGCATCTGGATCGAGCATGTGTGGGACATCGGGCTCATCACTTCCGTCCCCGTCTCTAACTCGATCGCGTTTTTCTTCGGCGGGGTGATGGAACTCGTCGCCCCTGAACTCGCAAAGCAGTTCTCCCGGTGGGTGCGCTCTCTCCTCCCCGGAGGCAATCTGTGACCCTCATCGTCCCTCCAGGCCGGATCGCAAACGTGATTTCGTTTGTCACGACCGCCTGGGCGTCCGGCTGGCTCAAACTCGCGCTCGTCGGATTGGTGCTTGGAGGCGGGTTGCTCTGGTTTCGGCTGTGGCTCAACCGTCACGACGATCGAATCTTCGCCCAGGGCCAGGAGCGAGCGATTGCGGTGATGGAGAAACAGTACAAGGCCACCTGGACGGAGAAACTGGCGGAAGCGAAGATCATTGCCGAGACCGGCGCGGAGCATCTCAAGGCCGCAGAGGCTCTCAACGCCAGAGCCGATGCGCGTTTTCCGGTGATTTTCGCCAAACTGGATTCGATTCAGACTTCGGTGGATCAAAAGTGGGTGGTGTACGTTGAAAAGGCTGGTTCTGTGCCTGTTTCTGAGTTGGATTCCACAATTCGCGCTATCTCAGCCGACCCCGCAATCAATCCCGCTCAGTGATGACGAGAAGCGGAGGGTGATCGCGCAGCTTTTGATGCTGAGAGAGCTGAAGCTCGTCACTCTGGTCGAGTACGACGCGCAAATCGCTCTGCTGAAGACTGCCGTGGTGGACAAAGAGCTGGCCATGCAGTCCGTAGTAGCCTCGGAGCGCGAGAAACAGAAGGCAATCGAGGCCGAGCGTGACGTTTTCAAGGCGCAAGCGGAGTTTTACCAGATCGCGCTCAATGCGAAGTCGCAGAAACGCAGTTTCGGGTGCTGGCTGAAGAAAATCTTCTCTGCCGGCATCAGTGGGTGTAGATAATGCGAGCGATTCAGATAAAGATCAGGCGTGGAAAAGACAAGCGGTGGTACTGCATAATCAAGTCGAGCAACGGAGACGTTATGTGGGTCACTCCGAGAGGGTACGCGAGAACGCATCACGCTGAAAAGCCTATCCGGGCGATCTACAATGCGTTTGCTTGCGGGAAATTCACGATCCAAACCGCTCGCTCCACGGCGCAGGATCATGAGAGCATCGAAGAGGCGAAGAAGGCACGGAGGTCGGCATGATTTCGTTCTGGTGGCTTATTGTCGCTGGTATTGTCGGGCTCGTCGTGGGAATCTCCGTCCCGTGCATCCTGGACGCCGGCAAGTCGAAGAAGCGCGAGACGGAAGCAATCCATCGGGCGTGTGTCAGAGCGACTCACGAGTTCGACCCGGACTATCGCTGGTGGAAGTGAATCTTATGCGGACCCATCCAAACTTTGAGGACTCTCCGTGCCTCCCTGTCGCGGCGACAATTGCGACCGATTCCGCACGGAGAGGGATGGCGGCTTGCGATCGGGCGGGGGATTATAGCGTACAGTGGGCAGTTGAGACTCCTCTGCAATTTCATGCGTAGAGCCGTTTCGGGGTGCGTTATCCCGAGGTCCGCATACCAACTGGAGGCCGTCATGATCGACAACCCGGGCAACCCGCAAGTCGAGTGTATCAAATGCGCCGATCGGTGCGTCTACAACGAGCGCATGAAGTCCTACCATTGCGTCAAGTGTGGCTCGATGGTGAGCAAGGCGGCTGTGCATGAACTGATTCACAGTCCGCATCTCTCAAAATTCTTTGCCGTAGTGGAGACAAAATCCGATGCCGATGGTGTTTCAAACTGAGGCTGAACTGGCGGAGCGCGGCTGGAAATACGATCACGATGCGGAGTGTCAGAATTGCGGCAGCGGCGTCGAAATATGGGTTGGGAATGATGGCGTGTCTCGCCCACTCGCTCGCAAAACCGCGATGGTCCCGCATCAGTGGGAATGCCGGCACCTGAAGCGTGTGAAAGACGCGAAGGAGAATCCCGATGGCTGATACGTTTGTTCTCAAGGGCTGCTGGAAGCGCAAAGAAGTCGTTCACGCGATTTATGACCGGGAGATCGTTCTCACGATCGCCAACACCCACCCGTACACGCTCGTCAACCATCCCGACTTCAAGGACGAACTGGCGGAGTACGTTCGGATCTACGGGGCAGACGAAGCTGCGGTGCTGTACGTCAAGGGAGTTTGCAATGCAGTAGAGTCTTGCGAGCAAAAGTGGGTGAAGGAGGGAGTCTATGTCGCCCCCGACCCAAAGGCCCCTGAAGTTCCAGCGGACAGCAACGACATTCTGAGTCCGTTCGGAATTGTGCGCCGACCGGGCGGAGCCCCGATTGATCCAAACGTCCCTCCGATCGACTTGAACAACTCCAGGGACGTTGAGGCTTTGATTGACAGGGTTATGGTCTCAGTGCTAAAACGTGCAGGACTGTGGAGGGACTCGCAATGAAATGGCCCCTGTTATACGGAATTTCCGCACTCTCTCTCGTGATTTTCGTCATGGCGCAAGCGGAAGCCCCGGCTACTTTCCAGTGGGATGCGTCCGTAGACGCCGCGACCGCTCCCGCCAACAATCCCGTGAAGTATCGCCTCTACGTCTCCTCCACTCTGCCGGCTGGAACGGTTCCGACCGGAGCCACGATGCACGACACGGCGCTTCTGCTTGAGCATCAGGTGTCGTTTCCAAGCGGGACGTTCTACGTCTTTGCGACTGCGTACTGGAACGCCCTGACCGTGGATGGCGTTCCGATAGCGGGGTCTGTGGTCGAGAGTGGTCTGTCAAACGTGCTGAAGGTCGAAGTCAAGGTCCCTCCGGGGAATCCGCGCAATGCCCGGTTCAAGGTGACGGGCGTGGCTCAATCGCAGACTGGTCAAACGGTAGGATTCAAACGGCGTGGCTGAGATTACACTCGATGAAATCGACGCAGAAGACGGGACAGAGGCACTCGAAAAGACTCTCTTCTCCCGTGGGCAAGCCGTCTCTCCAGCAGTCGCACAAGCTCTCGCAGCCGGCGTTCCCCCAGAAGAAGTCGCCGCCGCATGTGGTATTTCCGAAGCTACTCTGCGGAAGTACATGCGTACCTTCCCCCTGTCGGACTTGCTTGAAGTCGAATCCCGCAGAATCGTTCATCACATGTCCACTCGGGATCTCGGAAAGGTCAAATATCTGGCTCTCGCTACGAGTTTGGGAGGGATGATTGAGAAGACCAGGCTACTACGGGAACAACCGACAGCTATCCCTGCCGGAGCGGACTCGATTGAAAGACTGGCAAACCTTCTATACGGAGGAATCAGAGGTCAAGGCAGCATTGGAGTTCTATCAGCTGGTGAAGTTGTGGAAGCGCAAGCCGGGGACGCTGGAGAAGCAGATGTTGGCGATGCCTCTGGGCCTTCGGCGGACGAAGATCGAGCAGTTATGGTTTGGGATGAACTATGAATCGAGCCGCGATTTCGAGTTCTTCGCTTCATTCTGCCGCACCAAGGACGAGCATGGGCAAGGCACCGCAACCATAAAGCCCTTCCCGACGCGAGAAGAGAAATCCTACCTGTGGGACATTGCCGACACATTTCAGAAGCATAAAGCCGTGGCAGTCGAGAAAAGCCGGCAGCTTCTCCTCACATGGCTGTGCTGTTTGTACTGCCTGTGGGTGGCGAAGTATCGGCTCAATCAACTGATCTTCGTGCAGTCGAAGAAAGAAGAAGACGCGGCGAATCTCGTCTACAATACCGAGCCGAATCACGCACGGATAAGTTTCATCGAGTCGCATCTCCCTGCGGAGCTTCAGAGCGCCGTCACCTGGACGTTCGGGAAAGCGTTCTTTTCCGCGAGCGGGTCGCGCATCTGGGGGGTCCCGGAAGGCGGAGACCAGATCCGCAGTTACACCCCGAGTCTGGTATTCTCCGATGAGTTCGCGTTTCAGCCGGAGGCTGAATTGGCATGGAAAGCAATGCTCCCCGCGCTAGTTGGAGGAGGCCAGGTCATATTGGTGTCAAGCGCAAAGAACGGCGCGTTCATGAAACAGTTGCTCCAGCCAGATACCAGAGCGGCGTAGGTACAGGGGTGGGTTATCCCGAAATCACGGTTGTTACTCCGACACTTCTCAGAGCCAGCCTGGAATCTACCTGTGCCAGCCTGGATATTCAGACCTACCCGTATTGGGAACATTTGGTGGTGATTGATGGGGTCCCTGGTGAAATCCCCGAAGAGTATTGGCATCCCAACCGTTACTTCCTCAAATGCCCGTACCCGCATCGCAATGGAGGATCTTCCTGCCGTCGAATGGCCTGTCGCCGTGCGCGTGGGCGTCTTATCTGCTACCAGGACGATGACGATATATTCCATGACGAGCTTGCCCTTGAGCGAATTATCGAAACATTCAACAGATTTCCTGCTCCCATATGGGCAATCGCTCCCATGCTCATTGGAGGAAAGGAGCATCGCGGTGAACCAAAGATCGCGCAAATCGGCAGTCCGCAAATTGTCCACCGAAGGGAGTATTTCGGCAACCCGATCCTATGGCCGGACCACTACGCGACAGCCCCCGATGGAGTCTTCGCAGAGTGGCTGCTGGAGATGTACGGGACTCCTGCACGGGTTATCGGTCCTCCGACAACGATTGTCTTCGCTCCAAGGCGATATGAATACGCTGATCCGTTCCGCGTACCCAAAAAGGCGGAGGAGAAGATGACAGAGCGGATTATGTTTTCGATAATCACGCCGACGCTCAATCGCAAGTTTCTGGAGATCACCTGCGAGTCGATCGAAACCCAGTCGTTTGATTCCTGGGAGCATATCGTTGTCTGCGACCTTCCGGGCGTCAAGCAGCCGGAATGGTCGATCCACCCGAAACGGAAATGGATCACAAACGAGACTCGGCTCGGGTGTTTTGGAAATCACAGTCGGAACATAGGGAACATGGCTGCTCGCGGTGAATGGGTGGGCTACATCGACGATGACGATTTCTACGCGGATCGCACGGCGCTGAGGCGCGTTCTGGACGCCATTCTGACGCTCAAGCCTGGGCAGGAATGGATTGTGGCTCCGATGCTGTATGCCGGAGAGCTGTGGCCCGGAGAACCTGTTGTGGGAAAGATCGGGACTTGCCAGATGTTCCACAAACGGAAAATTGGGGGGCGAACGATCTGTTGGCCGGCGATCGAAGCGTATGCCGCCGACGGAATCTTCGCGGAGAGCCTCTTGAAGACCTATGGCCCTCCAGCGCGAATCGAAGGGAGAGCCCTTGCCGCTGTCGAGTGGCACAATTTCGGGGTGCTTCAGGGGGACATGGACAAAAGCCAGAAAGAGAAAAAACTGATCTCGGACGGCGATGTGTTTTTGAGGGTGAACAAGTGAAGGGAATCAGCCACTACCAGACCAAGGCCGGGATTCATGCCGTGTCGGTTCACTACACGGCGGATCCGGCCAAGGACCCGGACACGGATTCCGGGCTGACATGGTTTGGCGAAGCGACGAAGGGATACATCGGCGGAACGCTCTCCTCGGCGTGGCGGGAGGAGATGGAAGTCGATTGGGACGTAACGGGCGGAGAACTGGTCTTCCCCATGATGCAATTCTTCGAGGACAAGATTGTAGCGGCTCCGTTTGAGATCCCTTCGGACTGGCAACTGTACGGCAGTTTCGACTACGGACACCGCAACCCTGCGAGCTTCCACGTTTACGCGATGGACTTTGATTCAAACGTCTGGTCGGTGTGGGAGCTGTACGGATCGGAAATGGGATACGTCGAAATGGCGGAGAAGATCCGCGCCTGTCCGTACTACGACAAGCTCAATTTCATGCCGATAGCCGACCCGTCGATCTTCGCTCAGACGCAGCAATCGGAAAACGAAGTGAAGAGTATCGCGCAACTCTTCTGGGAACTCGATGACGCGAAGCGGATCATCTTCGTGCCGGCTACGAAGGGCGGGGATGTCACTACCGCAGAGAAGATCAGAAACAATCTGTGGGAGGATCTGGAAAACAAGCCGGCAGGGTGGCGTATCTTCTCCACCTGTCCGTGGCAGATTTGGGAGCTGAAGAAACTCAGGTACGCCGACTGGTCGAGTACGCAGATGCAATTCAAGAATCTGCGGGAGAAGATTGTCGATAAAGACAATCACGCCTGGGACGATGCGAAGATGTTTTTCAATATGTTCTTGTGGGGGCCGACATCTGCTCCACAAGACGCCCTGTCCAAGCTGGAAAAGATCGACCCTATGAGCGCGCGGGAGTGGCGGTCGATGGCGCAACGGCTCGGGGAGACTCAGAAGCCGATTGGATTGGGATCAATGTGGGAGGAGTGATGTTTCAACTGAGATTTACGACGAAGCGCGAGATAGCTCTGTGGATGACTGTAATCGAGGACCTGAAGTCAGAAAACGCACGGCTGCACAGAGAACTCATGGCTGAACAGGCGCGAGTTGACGCGGTGATGAATGTCTTTCTGGCGAAGACGCAGGGGGTGGTAATCGAGCGCCGAGGCGACGCCATTCGAGACCAGGGGCCTGAGGGCCCGATGATGAGGCAGATTGTCGATCTGTTTGACGAAGCGGAAATTCCTTTGAAGATCGGAGCGGAAGTCAGTGGATGAACCAGTCAGGGAAATCGTTGTTGACGTTGACGAAAAATTGGGCAAGGAACTCACGGAGAAATCCGCTGCCGTGTCTCCGCAGAACGCCCCTGTGGTTTACATCGCTATGCCGAACATGGGTACGATGGCGGCGGGAATGTTTCACCGGATGTTCGAGTTGGTGGACAACGGAAAGTACCGGCTGATCTTCAACACCAAGAGTAACGCCCGATTCCACGACTACGCCAGAAACTCGATTGTGGAAAACTTCATGGAGTCCCCCGAGAAGCCGGTCGCGCTGATGATGATCGACTCCGACTGCATACCGACGAAAAACGTCTTGGATCTTGTCGGTCTCGACAAGGACATTGTGGCCGGACTGGCAATCTGCTGGATCGAAGGGAAACTCCTGCCGTCGATCTGGAAGAAGGCTCCATGCGAACAGTGTCGGTGCCGGGAGATTTGGAAGAAGGAGAAGAAAGTCCACGACCCGGAGCAGTACATGGCAAAAAACCATGGGCTCTACCGCTGGAATCCATTCACGACTCAGTGGAATCCATTCGTCTACCCTGATGGGAAAGAAGAGAAATGCCGCTGCCAGGGGACGGGATTCGATCCGTGGGTGTTCAACGCAATGGACTTAGACCCCTCCAAGCCGCTGATGAAAGCCGATGCGGTTGGCGCGGCGTGTCTGGTAATCGCTCGCAGGGCATTGGATCGGGTTCCCTACCCCCCGTTTCAGTTTCTCTACAAGCCGAGCCGAAGGATCATGCTCACGGAGGATATGTTCTTCTGCTGGAAGGCAAGCCTAAGCGGACTTGAGACTTGGGCCGACCTTCGGGTGGCCGTCTCGCACTTCAAAGAGGTCGATCTTCTCGCCATGTTCGTTCAGCGAAACAAAGCGTACATCAAGGGCTACGAAGAAGGGAAAGCGTCTGTTCAGCAATCGGGCATCGTCGTTCCTCACGGCATCGTTGGGGTTAGGTGAAAGAATTAGCTTGACAGGGGTTCGGTCTTAGGGGTAACACTTATCCCGTGGACAAGTCCAGCCTTGAGGCACGGGTTAGAGAACTCTACGAAGAATCGCAGCAGAAGTCATCGTCCTCGCGTTACATTTACGAAAAAAACTGGTATCGCAACGTCCTGTTCTACGCTGGAGTCCAGTGGATCAAGTACAATCCATCGGGCCGGCGCTGGCAGAAGCGCGATATCAAGCCGGGAGTCCCAACTCCGGTAACGAACAAATTCGCCAGCCATGCCGCGACGATGATGCAGACGCTCATCCAGAAGGCTCCGAGCGTCTTTGCTGCTCCGGCAATCGACACGGAGCCCAATCGTGCGGCAGCAGAGAGAGCAAACAAGTTTCTTCCGGCGATTCTGGACGAAGGTGGGTGGGATCTCGCTCGCGGCGACATGATTCCGTGGATGGTTCTGACGGGAAATGCGTTCGTACACGCTTGCTATGACAACGATCCGTCTTACGGAACAACCATGCAGCCGGCCCGGAAGTGCGATGACTGCGCGAAAACGTTCTCAGGAAAGAACTCGGACGAGGACGCAAAATGTCCGAAATGCGGATCCCTGAATTGGTCTGACGATCTGGATGCGCTGGAATCGTATGCTCGGGGCAAACTGAATTTCGAGGTCTTCTCTCCGTTCGAGATTTACATCGACCCTGAACTGCGCTCGATGGACGAGTGCCAGGAGGTACTGATACGGCGACGGTATCCAGTGGACCTCGTTCGGAGGAGATGGGGATTCTACACTGAGCCCGACGCTCAGGGGCAGTCTGACACAACCGGGATCAGTCTCCTTCGCGCAATCGCTCACGCCACTTCCGGGCCACTACCCTACGCTGGATCCGGCCAAGCGTCGAATAAAACCGTTCTGGTGGATCAACTCTGGAAACGACCCTCACCGGAATATCCCAAAGGCGTTGTTGCCCTATTTACCCACGGCGAACTGAGAAATGCTGCCGAACTCGACCGGGGGATTCCCTATGTCGATCGGTCTGGTTCCCCGATATGGCCCTGGCATTTGTTCCGCTTTGATCGTGTGCCTGGGCGTATTTACGGTCGCACCCCCCTGGACGATGTTGCCCCAAAGCAAGAGCAGCGAAACCGCCTCGAAGCCCTGATCCAGCTAACAATCGCCAGAACAGCCTCCCCCCACTGGCTCCTGCCAAAGAATAGCGGGATCACAGTAATCACCGGAGAGCCTGGGCAACTCATTGAGTACAATCCACTTCCCATCGGTCCGGGCGGGGCGGTAAAGCCCGACATGATTCCGGGAGCCGGCGTCCCGACATCGGTAATTGCTTGGCTGGAAAAGATTGACAGCGACATGGAGCAGTTGGCCGGAACCTTCGATGTCCTGAAAGGAAATGCCCCTCCAGGAGTTACGGCTGGAACGGCTTTGAGACTGCTTCTTGACAGGGCGGTAACTCGTTTCACTCCGGTAATTAAGGACATGGAGGAGGAATCAGGCAGAACTATCAAGGACGGGCTTGTTATCTTCCAGCAATTCGGGGTTGACAAGAGGCAGGGAAGGATTCAGGCAGAAGGAAAAACGTGGGAGACGGCTGAGTTTTCAAACGCTGACGTTGACGGAGAACTGGATGTGATCGTGGAAGCGGGAAGTGCGATGCCGCAGACCACGATCGGATTCCAGGCGATCGTGCAGGACCTGGCAAACATGGGGATGATTGATCCGACGAATCCCGAGACGCGATACAAGATCCTGCAACGGTTTGGAGTAAGCGAGTTGGCGGGGGCGGAAGATGGAGACATAAAGCAGTCTGAACGTGAGAACTGGATGTTTATGTCCACTCAACTCGTTCCCACGGTCAACCCGCAGATCGACAATCACAACGTCCATATCCTCACTCACAAGAAACTGGCCGTCACGCCGGAGTTTGAGAGAATCCAGCCGGCGCTGAGGATGCAGATGTTCCAGCACATTGCCGAACACACTCAGGCAATGATGCCAGCGCCTATGATGGGCGCTCCAATGGGTGTTCCTGGACAGCAGCCGACAGACCAGGGCGCGGGGCTCCCTCCGGATGCCGCTGGACCCCCTTCCGGCGGTCCACAGGGAGCCCCTGGGGGAAATGGAGGCCGACCACCCAAAGCGAATCTAGGCAACCCTCCGGGCCCTCCAGGCGAGCCGGGAATGCCAAAATCCATTGAGGGGGTAATGTGATGCGCTCGATGAAAGACAATATCCGGTCACTGGCGAAGGCGCGTAAGCGCAAGGGCCCTGGAAACAGCGCGAAGTTTGATAAGGTAATGCACGAGTGGGGGCAGGGTGGACTGCATTCCGGGTCAAAGAAGGGGCCGAAGGTGACGGATCAGAAACAGGCACTCGCCATTGCCTTCTCTGAGGCTCGCAAGGCGAAGAAAGGGAAGTGACATGATCGGAGCATTGTTCGGGGCGATCAAAAAGGTGGCGGGGGCGGCGAAGAAGATCAAGGGGAAGGTAGACAAGGCGAGGAAGCCCATCTCCGACTTTCGGAAGGATTGGTTAGGGAAGGGTGATGCCGACGAAGACGAAGAAATCGGCGGGAAGAAGTACAAGACAACGGGGAGGATCAATTGGCGTTCCTAGCGAGTTCCACTCTGAAACGCAGCATCAAGACGGTTGCCCGGAGAGCGAAGTCTGCGCGGAGGGGAAAACGGAAGACCGGGGACACTAAGAACTGGAGTTTCGGCAAGAAATGACCCTTCAAAACGCAGTCAGAGCCGGTCTGTCCAAGAAAAAGGTTAGGATCAAGAAAGACGATTGGCTCTACGACATGGATGAGCCGGGAAACATCGACCTGACGAATAGGCCGGTCGTGCAGACCAAGAAGGGCCCCGCTACGGTTCGGTCGATGAGTTTCGGGGAGGGAAAGAGGGAGGTCATGGTTCCCACCGTTGAGCATGGTAAGGAAATGAGCGACGATGAGGCCATAGAAGAGTATCGGAAAACGGGCAAGCATCTCGGGAAGTTCAGGAGCATAAAAGGCGCGGTGCAGTATGGCAAGCGTCTCCACGAGGCTTACCAAAACAAAGAGATTCCAGGGTACAAATGAGAAAGCATTTCGCGGTCGTAATCCCATCGAAGTATCGTGACATTCTCGATCCGTGCATCGAGTCGATCGAGAAGCACGAAGACCCTCACCCAGAGATGATGATCGCGTGGAGCGGATTGAGCGACGATGCTCCGAAAAACAGGGATTGGGTAGCCGTCCCTGAGCCGTGGAACTTCTCCAAAGCGGTCAATACTGCTGTTGCGAATCTCCCCAAAGATCGTGACATCGTGATTCTCAATGACGATGTGCGTCTTGTGATGCCGACCTTCCTGCGTCTTCGTCAGGAGGCGTATCGGGAAGACAAGACCGGCCTGATTGCTCCGCTGGTGGATGGCGGGGTGGGGAATCCGTACCAGAGTCTCTATTCCACGAACAGGTGGCCTCGGAAAGAGGGCGGCGGAACCTGTCATGTGATAGCGACTGTTGGTGAAGTCCCTGTGTGCTTCATCTGCGTCTACATCCGGCGCGATGCCTGGGACCAGGTAGGGACATTGGACGAAAACTTCGTGGGGTACGGTCGGGACGATGTGGATTACTCCATGAGGCTCAGAGCGAAAGGGTGGGCGACATTGCTCACTCGGGAGCGGTTTGTGGTTCACGGAGCCGGCGGAGAGAAGATGGATCGAGGGCGAAACTGGTCGCTATCATTCGCTCGCGGTGGCCCGATTGATCCGATGTTCAAGGAGAACAAGGCATATTTTGCTCAGAAGTGGCAGGGAGTTAGTGTATAACGGCATCATATTCGACGTACTTCCAGGCCCGTCACCTGACATCTTGGACGTAACGCCGGATCGTCCTCGGCATTTCGACGTAGTTCTCCCCCGTCAGGAGAGGATGTAATGGCTGAAGAAACAGACGTACAACCGGGTTCGTCGCCGGAAAACCAGACGGAAGATTCCGATTCCAAGGAATCATCGAAGGAACAGCACGTTCCTTTCAGCCGATTCAAGGCTGTCAACGATGAACTTCGGCAGAGTCGGGAGATTCTGACCTGGATTCAGCAAAACTTTGAATCTCCAAAAGAGTTGATGGACCTTCTGGAACTGAAGAAAACCAAGGGCCAGAAGAAAGGCTCCGATGGGGATGATGGAGATCTAACGGAGGAACAGAAGGCCGCGATCCGAAAATTGCTGCGTTCGTCCGATCCAAACTACGAGAAGCTCGCCAAACTCGCAGAATCCGGCAAGCTGGACGAGAAGTTGAAGGAGTCGGAACAATCCGAAGAGGATCTCGTGACTGACACCCACGACGAAATCCTCAAGCTCGTCAAAGAACGGAAACTCCCGACCACCGACGATTTCCTTTCCAGACTCGGAAGTCAGATCATGGTGGAGATTACTCAGGACGAGAAACTCTACCGGAAATGGCAGAAGGGCGACACTTCGACCGTGCGAATCGCATGGGAAAGGCTGGAGAAGGACTTTTACGGGGTAATGAAAGGTCAGGCTAAGGACCTCCAAACCAGACAACAAATAGCTCGGTTGCCTACTCTTCCAAAGGGCGGAACTGCCATCACGGAGAAGCCCAAGGACAAGGGTGAGCCGCAAGGCATCACCAAAACAACCCACAAAGCAGCGTGGGATTATCTGAAGTCCGTTTCGGAAGAATAGGTCGCCGGCAACTTCTGACGAAGAGGGAAAACAAATGCCAGGAATGGACCTTAGCTCTTTTGATAAAGTCCTGAAAGACGTTTACGGCCCTGCCATTCAGGAGCAGTTGAGCCTCATGAACGTCTTCTCGGACTTCGTCGAAGAGAACGAAACGGCAACCTGGACCGGACGGCAAGTGCGCTATCCGATCCATGTTGGCAGAAACCAGGGTGTCGGCGCGGCTCCAGAGAATGAAGCCCTGCCGGTGGCCGGCAAGCAGTCTTACGCGGAAGTCATTATCCCCGCCAAGTACAACTACGGCAGGGTGCGACTCACCGCGCAGGTTATCAAGCAGTCGTTGACCGACCGGGGCGCTTTCGAGCGAGCGATGGAGTCGGAGATGACTGGTCTCGTGCGCGACCTCGCAAACGACATGGAGCGCCAGCGATTCTCTTCTGGAAGTGGCGTTCTGGCCCTGGTGAATGGGGCTGTGACCGACACAACCAGCAACACTATCGCGGTAGACAGCCCCTATGGTGTCTCTGCTGTCGTGAACGGATGTCGATTCTTGAATCCGGGAATGACGGTCGCCATGCTTCATCCTGTGACCGATGCAACGGTCGAGGGGACATTCACGGTGAGTTCGGTCAATGCCGCCGGCACGGTAGTCACGATGACAGCGGCTCTCGGGGTCGGGCTCTCGAACAATGCTCGAATCGTCCGCTGGAACTCGACGGACGGGACGGGTCTCACAAACAACCTGGGCCACGAGTCCATGGGACTTCTGGGCCTGATAGATGACGGAACCTACGTTGGCACCCTCCACGGGGTCAACCGAACCACTTTCCCGATCTTCAAGAGCCCTGTTATTGGCAGCATCGGAACGCTCGAACTGGACGAAATCCAGCAGGGCGTGGATGCCGTCGATGAACTCGGCAAGGGAGACTTCGGCGCAAACGGCGTGTTCTTCTGTCACCACTCCGTCCGCAGGGCCTACCTGTCGTTGCTGACCGCTGACCGGCAGTACACGAGCGGGATGCCTGTGAAGATGGATGGCGGCGTGGCACACGCTGGAATCAGACGCGCCGGAGAAATCACCTACGGGGACCGCCCCTGGAGGATCGCCAAACACGCTCCGTACAACATGCTGTTCGGCGTCCTGAAGGGCTCCTTGACTCGATACATTCTGGTCAAGGGCGAATGGGCGGATGACGATGGGACCGTTCTCAGAAACGTCTTCGGTTATGACGTATGGGACGGGTTCTACCGCCTGTGGGACGAACTCCACACGGATCGGCCAAACGATGGGTTCCGGCTCGATGGCATAACTGCCGTTCCGACCATCAATCACATCTACTAAACGGAGCTGACGGCGAGAGGGAAGTTGTTATCATGACCGTTAGAGTAGTCAACACGGGGAAGAAGCCCTTCGAGTTCATGTACGACGGGAAGATGTTTCCAGAACTCCGTCCAGGGGATGTAACGGAGATGCCGGAATGGTTGGCCTCACACGCCATTCGGAAGTCTCAGTTCTTCAACTCGGACACCGGAGAGATGGACTTCTACCTGAAAGTTGCCTCGGAAGTCGATCCGAAGACGTTCCGCTATTCCTGTCCGATGTCTCGGATGGGGATGTGCGATTCAGGTTCGTTTGCGACTCTCAAGGAGCTTCAGGATCACATCTCGGGACATGAAGCGGAAAGAGCGAAGAAGGCTGCTCCCCGTGGGGACATCAAGCTCTAAGACTTCCCTCTCCCGCACTCCAAAGCGGGAAGGAACTCTTAGATGCCGAAAGCTCCAGACTGGTTCCTAAAGGAACTGGCAGCATTTGACCCCTACCTGAGACTTCGATGGTCTCCAAGGCTGCAACTG